CTTACTGGAGAGTAGGAGCCGCTTCTATCGTAAGGCAAGTTGAAGTAGTTTCCACCTCTTATCTTTACACCGCTATTTACAATTGGATCTGATAGTCCTTCTGCACTAAATCCTACGCGAATCGAACGCTCATTTTGTTCATGTCCCGATCCAGAGACTCTAATTTCAAACCATTTTGTTACGTATGGAAATCGTATGCACATTGTGCCAGCAGCTGAACCTTCATCGTCTCCACTCAAACTAGCGCTAGCCGGTATAACTACAGATGCCGTAGCGTATGGTGCGCCGCTAACTTGATATGAGCCGACATTCTGTAATCCCGGCGATATGTTCCATGAATTTGCTCCCATTATAAAACTCCTAATATAACGTATTCAATATAAATAGTCACTTATTTCTTCTATTGCGTCTTTCTATCGCTCTTTGTCTTTTTATAGCCTCGCGCTGACGTGCGCGCTGGGCTCTGATTCGTTTTTCTTTCTTTTTTACAGACGGCTTTTTGTATCTGCGCCTGTCTTTTACTTGTTCGATAATCTTTTCTTTCTTGACTTTTTTATTGAACTTTCTAATCATTCTTTCGTTATTGTTGCGACATTCTCGTGCTGTCACACACACATTAATTTTATTACTCATATTATTTCATCGCATCCCAAATTTTACCAGCGCCGCCAATTAAAGAACTTATATCAACACCGGAATCTCTTGGATTGCCAAGGTCTACAGAGCCTGCTTTTGGTTCTGAAGATTCGTAGCCATTCATCGGTTCTGTTCCTTCAAACAAATCAATTCCGTTGTAAGCATCTGAGTTGATTGATTTCATAAGTTTTGCGCGATGTTCATTAATTTTTCTTCTGTCGTTTTTAACTTTTGTTTCTCTAGGTACGCGTAATTCATCTCTTTGTTTAGATTCAGTAATTACACTTCCCTGCATGCCTTTAGCTACTTCAGTAACAACATTAGACAACAAGCCGTCTTCTAAAAGAACTTCATGAATACACTCTTTTACTAACGGCTTTATTAATGCTTTTAAATCATTTTTTTTCATTTTTACTCTCGTTGAGCGAATCATTAAGAACGCTCTCTAAAATATTTCCAAATTCTTCAGGATTATAACCTCTACGTTTCAATTGTCTTGCTAATCCTGTTTTGACGCTTTTTTGAAATTTGTTGAAGGCTGTTGGATCGCTGAAGATTGCTTTTAGTTTAGGATCTTTAGCTACCAGTGCTTGATTGTCTGAAACAAATCTTGATATAATCTTCCCTACTGGGCTTTTATCGGCGCCGACCGACCTTATATCGCCCCTGGCTTTAGCTTTTTCTTGAGCTTTTCCTTGTCTGTATTCATATCCTAATTTGGCATACTTACGAACCACATCATCTTTAAGAGCCCATGACATTAAATCTTTTACATCATCATCGGACAAATCTTTTAATCCTTCAGCTCCGCCCCAGCCAGTATAACGTGTAGATAAAAATCCAAGCATCTTGCTAGGATTTCCAGACTTAGCCACTTGCTGCAATCCTAGGGCATATTGACTGCCTTTCTTTTTAGTTTCCTCTTTGGAGCGTATTAATTTCATTAAATGACTACGAACGCTTCCTTTGACATTTTTAATTGTTGTTGACGTATCATACTCTTTAGCGGCAGGCTCATCAGCGGCGGGCTCTTCAGCGGCGGGCTCGTCGGGCTCATCAGAAGACTTGTAGCGCACTCCCCTGACAAGATCTTGACGAAAAGGAAAATCTGGCTCCTCATCCGCGGCAGGAGCTGTATCTGCTTGTCCTGCTGCAGCATGCTGTTGAGCTTCATCGGCCGAATCAGGTGTGTAAATCTCCACATCGCCGGCTTTGTTAACGGCAATTAAAGTTGATTTTCCGCGAAGACCCTTAATTTTTTTGACTCTTTTGACTTCTCCAGGAGATATGCCGGCCTGCTCAGCGGCTGCCTTTAGCGTTTCTCGTTGCTTGTCAGAAACTTTAATTCTTTTTTCTATCAAAAGTTTTTCTGCCTCTAAAGCTTCTTTAATGATGTCGATAGCTTCAGCAACAGCTAGTTTTCTTTGCTGCAAATATTGTCCAAGGCGTTTTGCAATCTGTTGGGAAGTTTGTTGAGAAAGCCCCATCTTCTGCAGCTGCATTACTAGTGGCATTTCTGTTTGACCGCCGGAACCAGCTTTAACACCCTTTTGTTTTTTAGTTATTGAAAGCGGTGTTTCTTTGGGAATCTGGCTGGCTTGCTGTGCTGAGCCGGCTGCTGTTTCGTCGCCTGCACTAGAGGCGGTAGGCTTGGGAGTTAGCTCCGGTGGAGATTCTTCAGCATCAGCAGGGGCTTTAGCTTGGCCCTTTAATTGATCTGCGGTGCGTGCTAGGCTTCTGCCTGCTTTTTTAGCAGCGGCGCCTTGTTGTGCGATTCTCTTTTTTGTAGCTTCGGGGCCGGCTTGGCCTATTTTTTTAAAGGCACCTTTTACGGTATCGACAAAGCGACCCTCTTCAAGCTCAGAATCTGCTGCATTGTTTTCAGACAAGTATTTCTTCCAAGCATCATTGAGAAGTTTATCTTGCTCAAAGCTGCTCCAGTCACTCATCGTCTAAAACCTCATTTAGTAATCGATTTATACGATCTGCTTTAGTAAATATATTGTTATTATAATCTTTGGCCTCTTGCATCATAAAAGCGTTTGGTGTAGATGGCTCTGATACAAAATCAAAACAAATTAATTGAAAATCATCCTCAACAATTGTCTGGCCAGCGCTTTCCTGCACCGAACCCATTCCGCGAGAAGAAATGCCTAATTTAACTCCAGAGTTTACTAAACTCTTCAACACTTGACCTGAAGGAGTATCCAATACTTTGACTTTTCCCATCACGTTTTTCTGGTCCCACCACACTTCAGTGACGAGATGAGATGCATTCTTAAGGTTAATCACCGAGTCTTCCGGGTGATCTAATTCTCCTAGGGCGCGGCGTTCTTGCACAAGCTTTTGATAGTTTTTCATCTCGCGCATTAACACACGATGCGGGTAAACTCTTCCATTTCCGTTTTGAACGTCAGCCTCTTGCAGCTTACCGGTAAGGATCAGACCACCATTTGCTACATACCTTTTCTCTTCTTCGGTCAGTAGGTCTTGGCACACTCCACCCTCGCAGAGTTCATAATACTCTCTTAACAGCTTCTTACCCATTGTCACGATCCTTTACAGCAGCGACGAACCGGCTGCAACATCCATTTACTAGTCCAACTTGTGTTCATGTTTCACTCCATCATCTCCGAAGAGCATTGTTAAAATATATGATGTGCCTGAAGAAATACCTCCCAAAAGAAAGAAATTAAACACAGTTACATCAAAACTAAATAGTTCTGTAAATGGAGAAAGTAGCATTAATAGCCAGCCAACATGAAAACCCATACACATAGGACAATTAGCTAATTCTCCAAGTTTACCTTGTTTTGGCCTAATCTTGGAAAAGATTTTACCGTAAACGAGAATCTGAGTAAGCCCGTAGGCACAAAGTATAAATGTTAATAGTTCCATTTTTCACTCAAATGTATATAGATAGTTTAACGAATATGGATCGCGAACATATCCTTTCCTGATTGAGCCTTGTTGAGCTTTATGAGGAACTTCTCCAAGCTCAGTTGACCCCTCTTTGTCAGGATGCGCAAGCTCATCGTCTGCCAACGATACAATTGCTTCTGTAGATTCAAAATATGGACGCTCATCGTCAATAAATTTTGATATATTGATCAAAGCCATTTTGGACGTGCTTAGATCTTCTTCTGATGCTTGTTCCATGGTGGCTTCAAATGAGCCATAAAATGAGCCCGCTTGAATTGACTCAGGAATCACAAGTCCTTTTTTGCGTAAATGCGCAAAAAGACGATTTTGTGCACCATAAACCAAATCATTCATTGTATCTTTTGGAAAGGCTATAACTTTATTTTTTGCTGTTGACAAAACAATATCAATGTCGCCGTGATCGAAAATCATTAAATCACCATTCATGCTTTTACGGATGTCCATCTCAAGACGAACTCTAGCATCGTTGGCCCCTGGGCCTATCTTAATTACTATCGCCATCAGAATAAATTTCCTTTACTAAAGATTGTGTTTTTAGTACGCTAAGCAAAAGCGAATCGCTAATAGGCTGTTTTGAAAATCCATCAAGTTTTTCAACAATAGAATTTGTTTTCTCTAACATTTTATCATCTGAATTAATTTCTTCAATTTTATTTGCAGCTGCTAAAAGTGTTTTCAATCTTGAAATTTCTTCGTTGAGAAAAGTCTTCAATGTAAGAGCATTATCAGTAAACGATGAAACATAATACGTAAGCAATTCTTTTTGTTCGGGCAAAAGCGTGTTATTGTACTTATCATTAAATTTAGAAGCAAATGTTTTGTATACAACGCTGTCAAACTTAGCACCGTCAGCCTCATCACTAACCTGAGTCATGCTGTTAATAACTTGATTTTCTAAAATAATTTTATTTTTAGGAGAAACATTATCAGAAAAAAGCTGAGCTATTGTTGCTAATGTTTTATAATTTGGAACAAAATTGTTAAACACTGATGAACCTAGGTTTTTATTTATATCGTGAACTAAAGATGTTTGTGATTCAAAAAGATTATCCGACTCAAGAAGCTTTTTTTGTAATTGTGATTCTTTGATAATTCTTCTTGATGTTTCCTTGTCTATATTCTGACACTCATATAATGAACGATAACATTCTAGATCTTTTCTTAAAACGCTATTTTTGCCAAAATGCTTTTTAAGTAAGTTTACTGCTGTATTTTGTTTTTCTGGCATATTTTTTATAACTGCAATAGTAGCTTCGACAATTAATGCCTCATAAACAAATGCTGTGTTTCTTTTTTTATTGTGCCTTATTCTCATCTTTTTGTTCCGTTAATATTTTATTATTGTTCTCAAGATCTTCTAAAAGGGTGCGAACTGAATTGTTAATCTTGAAAAGATTTTCCTCTTCTGCTTGCTCTTTCAAAATATAAATAGGTTCTTCTTGTTCATAAATACCAGAACCTATGCCGCCCATCTTTGCAATAGTGCCCATATCACCCATCCCTGGAATTATATTTCTTAGGGCAGCGCTACTTTTTTCTTTTGAATATTTTGAAGCATACGAACGTGTTCTGGCGCCTGCTCCTCTTTTATCGGACTTAACAGGGTGATATTTTTCGCCCCTGCCATATGTCCTGGGGGCATCTCTAGAGCCAGGAGGAACTGCTAAAAGCGGGGAATCGTCGCCAGCGGGCTCTTCTTCGGGGGCGGCCTCTTCGCCGCCAAGATCTCCAAGGCCACCTTCGGCATCACCAGCGGGCATTTCTTCTCCACCTAAATCACCACCAAGATCTCCTCCTAAATCTCCGCCTAAATCACCACCAAGATCTCCTCCTAGACCGCCGCCTTCGCCGGCAGCAGCAGCTTCTGCCACAGCTTGAAGTGCTGCATCTTGCTTGCGATCATAATACATTTCACGTTGATTGCGAACAAATTCCTCATGCGACATGCCAAAGATATTTTCTGCAACCCAACGTCGAGAAAAGTATCCTTCTGTGGCTGATCCGGCGATATCAAACTTTGCTTTCCAGTGTTCAATTTCTTGTAGCTCTGCAATTTTAGATGGATTGTTAAGCGCTAAACTAAATGATAGTAAGTCATCGCCCCTAAATCCTAGTGTGTAAAGGTGAATAATTCCAACTTTTTCAAGCTCAGAAACAATTACTCTTTGTAGTCTTTGAATTGTTCTTGCAAATCTAACGTCTTTTTGGGCTAAGGTTGTTTTATCTTCTTCACCGCCTTCGCCCATGGTCAGGTAGGATTGCGGAATTTTTAAAGCTGAAAATAGTTTATCGCGAAGATATTTAATATCGTCAATGGCTGTTGTATTTGTACCACCGGCAAGATTGGTGACATCCGTTGCGGAGCCAGCACGAACAGGAATATAATAATCTTCCTCAATACTCATTGGGTTATATCGCAAGTCAACACGGCCAGTTGAGGAGTCCACCACTGAGTGTCTTTTTAGTTGAGTTACAATTTTTTGCATGTATTGTTCAACTTCTTGTGGAGGCACTGCACCAACATCAATTTTAAAAAGTCTTCTTTCCGACGATCTAATGACTCGGTATGCCATCATCGCATCTTCCATTAATGTAAGTTGGCGCCAGATACGACGAGCAGGCTCTAGAATAGACGTTCCATATGGTGCATATTTATCGTGACCAAGAATTCTGAAGTGTGCAACCTGCCAATTTTCAAGAGTCATGCCGGCTGAGTTCCATTGGAACTGCACATAATTTGGATTAGTAGAATCCATTCCCTCAAGTCTTTCAATTTCTGTCGGAGGTAGAGGAATAACTGCCTTAACGCCAAACTTCTCATCGATGTCCATATATAAAAAGAAATCTCCATACTTGCACATGGTGCGGGCCCAACCAAAAAGATTATATTGAACATTTAAAATATTTTCATACAAGATTCCAAGAACAGCTTTGATTTCCTCGTTTGAACAATTAATGTTTAACATAGGGCGCAAGCTTGAATAAGTTGTCATTTCGTCTGCATAAATATCCATTGAAGATGCAATCTCTGGCATGTATTCCATTTGATCAAAATCAACATATCGTTCCGCTCTGCGTTGATTTGCAATTGCATTTGTAGATATTTGGTCAAGCGGGCTATAAAGAGACTTTTTAAACTGCTGGCCAGAGGCAGACTTGAATCGTGATGCAAACTTATCTAAATGCTGCCTTCTAATGCGGCGCCCAGTCTGCGAACGATAGTTGACAATTGGTCCAGAAAACAATCGCGTTAGTCTTTTGAAAAGTTCTGATTGTCTATTCGCAGGGTTTCTTCCTTGTTTTGGGTTTTTTGGGGCCATTTATATTCTCACTTTATAATCCATTTATACTGATTGTATAATTTTTCAGCTTCAGTCATTTTATCAAAAATTTCATTAGTTTTGTAGCCATGCTGGCCTTTGATTTGGGTGTTCATAGTTGTTCTTGTGGTATAAATTGCACTTACAAAAGCTTTTTGATAATTCAAATCTCTTGCATTTGCCTGCAGTGCGGTGTCTCTTACCCAGCACGCAATGGCAAGTGCCATAATTAAATCATCATTGTAGCCTTTCATTGCTTGTGGCTTACCATTCCTCCAAATAAAAGTCTTCATCTCATTAGTTGTGCGAGAAGAATATATGGTAATTAGTTTGTTTCTAATAAACTCCTCTAATTTGGCTACGATGAGAGGACGAGTCTTCATAGAAGTGGTAAAACCAGGCACCGCTGATGTTCTTAGTTCGGCTTGATGTTGCTCAATATATTCGTGTGTAGATTTAACTGAGTGGTACACGTTTGGATATTGATACTCTGAGATGAGTTTATCTAGAACCGAGTATCCAATGTTGTTATTTTCTACCACAAGCATACAACCGCCAAATTCTCTACCCACACTATTGAGCATATTTGCAAACATATCCAATGTCGGCTTCCCTTGATACTCTCCAATAACTTCAAGCGTCTCAAGCTTAACAATATGAAACGTTGAGTAGTCAGCACCATCGCCCCTTGAAACATCAGCTACTAGCAAATAATTACATGTTGGATCGAATTCTTCAAAAATCCAAAAATTTCTGTCAAAGCCTGTTCTGTATTTTGGCTCTTTGATAGTTGACAACATCCACTCCATGCATTCGGGATCGATAACAGTTTCACCAGATGTGTTGAAGTTGCATTCAAGCTCTTGAGCAATCTGCCGCTTTGACATGTTTTTAGTTTCTTTCTTGTACCATTCTTGATCTCTATCTGGATGCACATCCCACATAAGGGTTGTTAAATTAAAATTATTTGTGCCAGAGTCTGCTTCAGTGCATGTTTTGTGAAACCAATTACCCACACCATTTGGTGTAGACAGAGCAATACAGCGCCCACCAGTTGATAGCGTTGGGTACAAACCAGTCCACAATTCTTCTAAACCATCAATGTGTGCGGCCTCGTCCAACACCAAAAGCGACAGGGCTTCTGAACGACCAGCATCACCAGAAGTGGATGCGGCCTTGATGGATGAACCATTAGAAAGCTCAAACGATGTGCGGTTATCTACACTAATCGTGGCAATCTTTAACCAATCGGGAACATTGCGCATAATGTTCTTAACTTTTTTAACCAAGTTACCTGCTGTCGCAAACTTGGTTGCCATAACAAGAATAGCCTTATCGCGATGGAACAACATCATCCATACAATATAGCCTGCGGTAATAGTTGAGATACCTAGCTGACGCGCTTTTAGAATAACGTTAAAGCGGTAATCATTAAAATCTTTGAGAAGGTCATCTTGGAAGTCGAAAGTGTTAAAAAGAATAAGTCCATGTAATGGGTGTGATATTCTCGCATAGTTGTTAAGAAAGTAAGACGGGTCTTTTCCACACTTAAGTATCTCTTTTACTTTTTCTTGTTTTGATAGTTGAAAACTCATTAATCATTTTTGGACTTTGGTCTCTTATCGTTTTTAGGGCGCTTGCCTAAGCCACCTTGATCGAGAAAGCTTCGCCAATTGGCCTCAAGCCTGTCCTCTGATCCTTCACCAACCACGACAACATCATCCATGCCGCCTATTCTATAGTGGCATTTTGCCGTCACCCAGCTGCGAACTCGCGAACTGCTTTCAACTCGCATATCTGCTTCGCCTTCTTTTGTAAGACTTACTGAATTACCTGTAATTTTTCTATACTCTTTTTTCAGGAATGACGCTATGTCTGCAATCTGCTGTTCGATGCCAGATTCAAATCCTGCTGCATAAACTTCTTTTAATTGAACTTCTGAATGATATTGAATACACATCAAGGGACCATGAAAAGAAACGTTAAAGCCATCAATAACTCTTCTATCCAAAATTGGATCTCCCTCTTCTCTTTTAAGTCCAGCCTTGATAGCCTCGCCATCTTCTGTAAGCGCTCCATCATAAGCGTTTGCAGCTGCCTGTGAAAGTCCTTGTACTATTTCATAAACTGTTGCCATTATTTGGTCTCCATCCTTTTAGCCATCTTTCCTCTCTATCCTCGACATATTTTATGTAACAAGTATTGCAACAATCAAATTTGACAAGGCAAACATCATCCAAAGATATCTTCGGGAAAGACCCGCAGACAGGACAACTTTTTAAAGATTCTCTATTAAGTAGTTTTTTTGAGATCTTAATACCATTAACATCTACTTTTTCTTGCCACTCATCATTTTTACGTTGTTTCTTGTAAAACTGCTTAGATTGTTCAAGATATTCTTTTTCTTTATTCTCGTTCCAGTTACCCTTCGGATTTTGAATCGCCTCTTTGCCGTACTTCTCTGCAATTGCTTTTTCTATCGCTGCAATTTTATTTGGATCATCGCTCATTAAACATCCTATAGGCAGCATATGTTGTTGCAATTCCTGCAGCAACACCACCCGCAAACCACCACAATTTATTATCTGGCGATTGGTTTAGCATTGCCTCTTGCAGGGCGGCGATTTCAATGTCTTTTTGTTCGATGCGTAAATCATATTCGCGAGTCAGAGCGTCTAAACGAATTTGAAAGTTTTGACGTTCAAGGTGAAACTCTGTGGCTTGAACATCTAGTTGATACTCAATCTCTAGGTCGCAACCCATTCTATATTCTTCAGGCATAACTAACAGCTCAGCAATGCCGCGCTTATTGAACAAAACACCCTCAAAGGGTGCTGGTTCGTTTTCACCAAGAATAGTAAACTGCGCCGGCTCTGCGTAAGCCAGCGTAGATAATAACAATGCTTTAAGGAACATACTGAAATCCGAATGTATCTGTTACTTGTTCTGCGAGTTCTTCTTTGTTTTCTGTGAACTGTCTGCGGTTGTCGATCGTTGTCTCAATTTCAACAATTCGTTCTTCAACCACCACCTCAATTTGATCTCTTTCGCGGTCATATTCTCTCTCCAATAATTCTAGTGCATCACGATAAGTTTGCAATGCGTGTTCTTTTCTTTCTAATTCTTCTGCGTGAATTTCTTGCAAACCATCGATTTGATTTTGAAGAGATTGTTGACTAGCTTCATAGGTATTCTCAAGTTGTTTATAATCATAACGCATTTTTCCAATAACTGCAAGTAAAAGAACAATAATTGTTATTTCTTTCCAGTTTTTCTTTATAAACCCGAAAACCTTAAGCCAGTCAACTTTAACCATCACACCCCTTTCATTCTAGCGATACCATCGATAATGGCCTGACCGCCAATATAAATGGCTGAGATCATTACCCAATCACCAGATGTTAAATCAGAAAACGCCAACAAGCCTGTTGCCGTCAACCAAACCATAAACTTACGAGAAATTGCCTTCTCTACTAATCTGTCTAATTTTCCTTGTACGTATTGCATGTTTAATCCTTTTTTTCTTTTGCCATTTTTGTGGCTGTCGCATACATCACCGACTCGGCGTCGTCACCATATCTTTTTTCAAAATCTTTTTTAGATTTCTTCATTCCTTTTACGACCTTTTCTTTTTCTTTTTCCTCAGCTTTACTAAGCTTTCTTTCTGCTACTTGCACATCTGCAGGGTGCGGATTCATTTTTCTAAGCTCGCTAGCCATCTGCATAATATCTTCCATTGAATAACCAGCCTTCATTAGAGCAACAAGCATTCTTTCAATTTCATAACTCATATTTCCAACTTGCTGGCGAAGAGCGGCAATATCATCTCGGGAAGCCATATCTTCTGACAGCTGATCGCCTCTCATATAATTCATTACCGATGTTAAATAATCTTGCGCTTTTGTAATTTTTGATTCAACCCATTCTTCTAAATTGCTTTCATCTGTAACCATATCCTGAATCATCATTGCAAGCTCGGCAGTTCTTCCTAATTGTTTACGAGCCATCGAACCTTCACCGCCATAGCCTTCATCTAAAAGATTTTGAATTTCTTCGCTGATAATTTTATCCAAACCTTCTTCAAAGCCAATTTTTGGACGATCTCCATAAGCTCCTCCGGCTTGATAGTCTGTAGGAAAATCTTTTTCTGTTGGCTCTTCCAGGCCGGCCTGTCTTTCGGCTTCTCCTTCAAGAGAGCCCTCGCCATACATTTGATTAAAGGCGTCTCCAAATATGTCAGATGTTGCTTCTGGATCCATGCCTTGCAGCATAGCAGCGATGGCTGGTGCAGCTATTTCCGGGGATAGCTCTTCTTTGATAACTTCCTCAGTTATAATTTGTCGTAATCTTTTAATAGAGATCTTCATTAATTAACTCCTAGTCTGCTGTCAATAAAGCCGCTACTGCCTGAGACAGAACCAGAGGATCTAAACCGGATGGCTCGGCCAACGTTTCAATTTCAGCCCTAACTTTATTAGCAATACCCTCTGCTGCTTTTGGAACATCAGTAATAGCTGCCATAATTTCTTCACCTTCATCGGCTTCAAACATTTCAATCTCTTCTAAAATAATTTGTTTAAGTTGTGTTTTTGTAATTTTCATTATTAGGTTACCTTTATTAATCTACGATAAGTTCTTCTAAGCGTTGCAAAATTCCTGTTAGAGCATTATCAAAATCATCCAGATCCTGCAATAGCTGAGGATCTTGTAACTTTTGAACCGTAAGAGCTTTTCCGAAGCCACTTTTTCCATAGGCAGCTCCCCGAACTTGCTTCATTCTTTGTAAAAAATCTTTTGCGACTTCTTTGTCAACCTGCGCATCTTGACGAAGGCTGTCTCCCGGATCAACACCAAGCGTCCCCGGCTGTGAGGCTCTCGCTCTATATCGTTTATACACTTCGGCATCTTTGATCTGAGCCCAATCTTTTCCGTCTGCTGCTGCTAGTTCTCTAGCTTTCTTCTCTATTGCTCGGCGCTTTTCTTTGCCACTCATAGCCTCTTCAAGCTCTTCTTTAATAATCTGTTTAAGTTGTGTTTTTGTAATTTTCATTATTAGGTTACCTTTTTAATTTTCTTTGCAATATCTGGGTGCTGTTCTTTAAATTTAGCGACAACCTCGGACATACTAACCTCGGTGCAATCACAATCACACCACTCATCAAACGTTGTTTGAATATTATATTTCTGAATAATATAATCACTAATAGCTGCATCTTTTAACATTTGGCTGAACATTTCAGAACACGTATCGTCTTCTACTAAAACCTCAACAGGGGCTGGAATTCTTTCAACAATAATTTCCTCGATAACATCTTCCTCAGAAACCTCAATTTGTTCTGTATGTGGAGCAGAAAACTTGCTTACTAGCCAGTTCCATAATTTTAATAACAAATTCATTTGATTATTCCTTATGTCGCTAATCCATTCATACTTAGTATCGCAATCAATCCAGGCACATTTTTTCGCACATAAACGCCAGAGAATAGTGTCTCGCATCGACCGCCGACATAAGCGATTGCCGACTCAATGTTTTTGCTGACTCTC